TGCTTCCAGGCACATGCCCGTCCTCTATTTTGGGAATTTTCACTTTCGGTAGTTCAATTTCAGGCAATTCAATTTTTGGCATTTCCACCTTCGGCAACTCTATCACGTTCACCATCGGCACCGGCTGCCCAGGCACAATAGGGTGGGCATCCATCGGCTTTATCAGATACACCTTCGTCTTATCAAATGCCGGTACGTCAGCTAAATCATACGTCAGCATTCCTGGCTTTAAGTTCTTCATACGAATAATCTATTGTTAAATCTCCTATAGCATTTTCTACGGCACAAGACAGAGCGTTGTCATCGAAAGACTCTTGATCTATCTTGAAGAAAATAAGGACCACAGCCAAAGCTCCTGCCTCGAAATCCTCGATATTGCAGGTGCCTTGGTGTTTTTCCCCATACTCTACAGCCATTTCATGTATTGTTTTCATTGTTTATCAGATTCGTTCATTATTCTTATACAACTTGCATATAAGTTTCTAAGAGGTTCTGATTTTTCTTCATTACATTGGTAACATCCCATGCAGTTCGGACCGCTTATTTCCACACCACGTTTTTTGCAAAAAGCCATAATTATAATGATATAAGAATTTAATAACAATGTCCCGTGTGTCCGCCTCGATTGACAGGCTCATAGGTGGCACAATGGCCGCTGCCTATCTTGCGATAAAGTGTCTCGCTGCCGCCGCAATGACCCCATCCGCCACCGCCGCCATCACTGCAATGTCCCATTTTTAACGTCACCTGAAGCATCAGGTCTCTTAACAATCTCGTCCACATAATCTTGAAATTAAAAAGTTAAACTTATACCCACCCGTTAGTAAGTGAGCCATCTTCATATACTACTGCATAATGGCCTTTTTGTGGCCGTAACAGATATTTGCGCATAACCTTCATGCCGTCCATAAAACTGGCTTTTAAGGTCTCTTCGCAGAGGAAGCATGACCGTTTAAGTAGCAGACGGCCTTTGTACCCAGGTATGTATGGGCGCATATCTACCCATTGTTGACAGCCGTAGGCAAATGGTGATTTCATCTTCATGCCTAATGTCTTCTCGAAAGATACGAAGTGCTCGGTGCCGTGTTGGATTTCTGAGAGTTTTATTTCTCTATAACCCATGTCATCGTAGTGCTTTAGACAGGCTAACAGATCTTCACGCTTATATAGATACGGTTTGACAATGTTTAGATTGATGCGTATCTTTCCTTTCATGGGTAATTCTGAATAGAACTTTTGTCTGTCAAAGGTTGACTTTACGCAACGTATTTCGTCTGCAACATCTTCTCGGTAGTGTTGTACTGATAGATTCATGCCGTCCAATATTTCTAATATTCGCAGAAATACAGAATAATTAGTATAGCATGTCTTAGGAACTGATGTTGTAACAAAGCATTTTAGATTAGTCGCTGCCTTAATTCTACAGATGCAGTCGTAAAGTTCATCCAGATATAAACATGGTTCACCTCCGAGGAATAACACATCATCGAAACCGTTTGAATGGTCGATGATAGTTCGTGCTATTGCTTTTGGGTCTGGTTTTATAATACCTTTACCCTGGTACTTCATATCAATGCAATGCCTACATCGGTTGTCGCAGGCTGATGTAAAGTGTACGTCGAATGAGTTATATATCCCATCACAACAGTTTACATCCCATTTGAATTTATTTATACCCATAATTTAATGTTTTAATGAATTGGTGAATGTTCCGTTTCTTGTATGTTGCGATTCTATCGCAACCCTATTAGTCAAACCAATCGTGATGGTGTTCTTTGCAATAATTCAGATACCCAGCTACCATGTCTGCATTGTCTATTACATTGCCAACCACCGTCAGATGCTCATCTTTTTGTGTGTATTGGCTGGGTGCCAGATGCCAATGCCTAATAGGTCCGTTCTCGCCATTTAGCAGAATGTAGAAATGGCAACTTGCAAACCGTACCAGTCCATGCGTACAATGACTTCCTGTACTCCAGGCATCTACAATGTCCCCCTCATATACTTCGTTACCATGCTTATCCAGACAGCCGGTAAACTGTCCCACGCTGTTAGGATCTACGCGATACATTTTTGCCGTCCACAGGTTGCCTGGCTCAGAAGCACATGGCAGGTCGGGAACAATAAAGGCTACAGTAAAACCTTCTTTGTTTTTCTCGTTGGTGGCAGTCCCCATAATGAGTGAACCATAAACCCATTCCCCATTATCAAGTCTTTTCCCTCTGTATTTTTTTATTCGTTTCATAATTCGTGTTTGAAGTAATAAGCGTTTTCAGTATTGCTATAAGTGATGGTGGCCAGTAGTGGATAAACATCTTGGCCATTAAATTCAAACAGTTGGTCGTATATATATGGATAAGTCTTTCGATAGAAGATGATACTCCTTTCCAGATTGTCATCTGCTGGTAAAAAACTCATCATACACGTTTCTTCATCTTTATGGAATTGCACATTTGTTATAAGCAGATCGTAGTCTTTCTTGTGAAATACCTGATTGGCAAATACTGGCATAGGCTTAGGGCCTGTCTTTTTGAGTGTCTGCAGATTTTTCAGCGTTTTTCTTTTCTTAGGATAAAAAGCTACGAAAGCAGCTATCATAGCCACGATACCAATAGCTGTACTGACGATGAAATCGGTGGTATCTTTATGGGTAAAGATGGTGAATGTCATGGCACCTGGGAATAACACCATGAATATCCAGAATGCCCATTTTCGCATTGTCATTGTTCGCTTCATAATTTAATGATTTAATGAATTATTTTCTTTCCCAATATCCGTTCATAATCATGTCTGAACAGTTGGCAATGTCTAATATCTCTTTATGACTTATAATCGTTAGATGATGTGGCCCAGAAATGATATAGGTCCTATTTTCGTCTGCATATTCATCGCGGAATTGCCCAACAGTTATACCCTTTCTGGGTGCTCGATGTCTGTTATACCCTAATTCTTTAAGATAGGGAGTATAGACGCTTGGGAAATTCCATCTAACAAGTCCCTTCGATGAGCACCAACTAATGACATCCAAGAAAGCCTTAGTCCATGTGACACCAAAGAAGTAAGCAAAAGCTCTCACTACACAGTCATTAGCATTGTGAAGCCCCCTTGGATTGGGGTTATAGTAAGCATATCCTTTCATATCTTTATATCATTTTATTCATACTAACCATGTACCCCTCCTGTCCTTCAGGATTCTCGTCGTAAATCTCAAATCCTAACTTTCTATACCAGGGTATTAGGAAAGTTCCCTTAGCGGCACAGAGATAAATCTGTTCACATCCTTGCTTCTTTGCCAGTTCCTCTACCATCTTCATTAGCTTGGTCCCCATGCCTTTCTGACGTTCCTCTTCCAGAACTATCAGTGAACAAATACCACCGGCATCAGGACGTTCATTCTCAATTCTCAGAACCACAGAACCCTTACCACCCTCGACGATGATGGTAAACGACTTACCCCACCACCATAGGTTTTCGTGGATAATCTCTTTACACTGTTTCCTTTCCCATACAGAACCACGATGGAAGAACAGCTGTGCCACACGCTTTTCTTCAGGAGAAAATCGACTACGATATTGCTCTTCCTCCACGATAGCCTCTTGCACAGCCTGTTTCAGTTTCATTAGCTTTTTGAAATCTACCATATCTCTGTTTCGTTTATTGTATGTTGCTATGCCATAGCAACCAGTTATTTCACTTCTCTAATCAGTGTCAGCCGCTCTGTAAAGTACGCCTCACACCTAATCAACTTACCCTTTTTATCCCGCTCGTGGTTACGGTATCTTATCTCCGTGCCGTCGAGGAACAGCTGACAGTTACGCTTCGACGACATAAACAGTCGCCATTCAGCTTCCAGATACACCCACTCTTCACCCTTGGGCTTAGAGTCAGTCATCAGTCGCTCCATCAACTTCTGCCCCATGTCGCGGGCACCCTGGTAGTAGGAGGCATACATGGCCAGTCGTTGCACACTGATTTTTACCTCGTGCTCAACGGCAAACATTCTCGCCCGCTCATCCTGCCTACGTTCCAGGATCTCCCGCGCCTGCTCGATGATTTTATCCTCTTGCTTCGTGTTCATCCCTTAAAAACTCCCCAAAAAGTTATATCCTTCAGGCAGACTATCAATGATGGCATCCATTTCATCTTTGAGTATAGCCTTCTTCTCTTCGTCATCCTCACAGATAGCCTTGGTCAGGTTACACAATACCTCCGTCATCTTCTGATTCACAGCAACCAAACGGTCTATTGGATGGATCATTCTAAGATGACGAGGGTCCCATACTACGGTAAGTACGTCTTCTTTGCTGTCGTCATTCACGCCAAAACCACGCATGTTAAAGTAGTCGATGAGCATCAGGTAATCATCACCCAAATTTTCAGCAGGTGTCCCCTTGAAGTTCAGTTCTACTCTTGTTTTACCATTGTCAGCAGCAGCTTCTACCTGCTTCAATAGGTTCTTCACCCATTCTTGTTGCTCAATAGCCTGGCAGGTTTTCTCCTGCACTTCTTTTGAATTAAACTGTACCATAACTTAATGAATTTATGAATTACTCTTGTTTCGTCTATTGCAAGGCGATTCTATCGCCGCCCTCTGTACTGTCTGTTGCGATTCTATCACAACTCTATCGTAAAGTTCTCACTCTCCACTCTTGTCCTTATCAGTCTCAGCCTATCGTCCCCGTCACTCAGGTTCGCATTCAGCCAGTCCTGGATATTCTCTTTCACAAACTCCGCTGCATCCTTAGCAGGGTAGTAGTCACCAGCAGGGTACGTCAGCTCTACCTCCACCTTCAGCGTCTTAGGCATCTTATGCTCCCTCGCCAGCTGCTCGTCAGTCTTAGCCCATAGCCCGATGGCATCCTCCATCAGCTTTTCATCGTCAACCTCCCTTTTGGGCTGACTCATATACAACTGCTTCCACTGTTCGCATCGGCTCGCCCATTCCTTACGCAGATACTCTGGCACAGGTATCACTCTGTCAGGAATACTGCCCAAGGCAGACGGACCGGCACATCCATTGATGCCGGCGTTTAGGTAAGAAAAACCAGTAGGCATTTCCCATAGTTTTCCCCATAAACCTTCACGCCCGAAGAAAGGCTTTTTATCACCAGGTTTCGCCGGTCGCCACCAGTCCTCTTCCTTAAAGGTGATATCCCTCGCTGTCTTACCCAACTTCTCTGGATGCGCCTCCAAATCCTTGAACCGCTCCTTCAGATAGGTAATCTGCTTCTGTATATCTTCTTTCGTGGGTTCCGTTATATGCAGCCCAGGTCTCTTCATAATGCAGAAGTTTTCCACCGTAAGTTTCTCCACTGCTGGCTTCAACTTCTCATACTCCTCTACTGTCAGTCCCCTAACAGGACCGAAACCGCTCTCTTGGCATTCCAACCGCCATATAACCGACTCCACCCACAACTGATGGCAATAGATATACGAGTCTTTCATATCGTAATCTTCTGTTCGGTATATCGTCTGTGCAGCTTCTTTGTTTGTCATAAATTTATGAATTGATGATTTTTTGATAATGTTCCTTTGTTAATCTATGCCACCAACCTTCGGAGTCTTGGCAGAGCATCTGACCGCTCTTCACGAAAGCGAACTTGCAATTTCTGCGCTCTCCGTTTGGATATAGTTTATCCTCACGAAGTTCATAGAGCACTTCACCGCCTTTGAGCTTACGACAACATTCTACTACATCGAGGTTAAAGATAAGAGTGCTTATTTTGTCTGGAATCTCGATGGCGAGACTAAATTTTTTCTTTGCCATAGCCTTTGGGGTAAATATGTGTAACGCCGTCTGAGTCTTTGACTATCTTTTGTCCTGCTATATCCTTCAGATAGATGTCATCTTTAGGATGTTTCAGGTCGTATGCCAGACTGAGGATGTATTGTGCCAGTCCTTTCAGCTCTTTATAACTCTTGAATCGGAGTTTGATACTGTTTGGCTTATCCATGCTAACAGCAGTAAGTTTCATGGCGAAAGCCTTGCCTTTTTCCTCTGACAATTCGCACAGAATTTCGTGCTTGTGATATACTTTTTCTTTTGCCATAATTTTATGAATTTATGAGTTAATGAGTTTTCTTACAGGGACAATTAGCATAGTGCTCGTAAGTCCAGTTGCTATATAGCCCTGGGCGTGAAGCCATATAGAGATGCCCATTCTTTTTTGCTATGCAGTAGGTGTTGTATTCCTCTACAATCTCGAAGCCGTCATGTTCGAGGTCGTATTCTTCGCAGTGTTGCAAGACTACTGCCAGAATAACCAGGAAAGCGATAACCATAATGACTTTGACAATCTTATCCATGCTGATGTATATTTATGGTATAACACACAAATCTATGCCCATTGGGTCATGTTCATCGCAATATGCTTTGCATTCTTCGAGAGTGCCGCTGAATGGATATTCGTGTTCGTGGTGATTCCAGACAGCGTGAGTCTTTGCTTTGGCCAGTTTATCCTTAAAATCCTGACTGTTTACGTCCATGTAAGCACGAAGTTTTAGCGCATCGTGAGGATTAAAGTGTAATGATGGCGTTTTGTCGATGATTTCTTTCATCACGGCCCAATAGGTGTTTTGTTCCCATTTGTTAGCAGGACGTGCGCGACCATCTGCACGGGTTACAGCCTTGCGCTCTACGATGTCAATGCCATTAAAGGAAAAGATATGCTTATTGTTTCTTGGATTCAGTCCGAGAGACATAAACACACAGTTGCTTCCCTGTATTCTCATCAGAGTGCCAGGGCGATATATTCGCTTGTAATTTCTATTCTTCATAAATTTATGAATTGATGATTTCCTCAATAGGTTTGTCACTCTTTACACCGACGATGATCTCAGCAGTCACAGTGTCCTGGTGAACATCCTCGAAGTCGTGGTGAATCTCTACCAGTTCGGTGTCTCTGATGCTTTCCATGAGTTCCTGTTTGGCCACCGTTTCCATGTAGTGAAGGCGACGGTTACGCTCCATTTCGTCAAATCCCGTCAGGAATGACTTTTCTCTCTTCATCGTACTTCTGAGGATTTCCATACGGACGTGTTGACCGTTAATCTGAATCATGGGATTGTAACGGAATGGATCTTGCATTTCAGTGATCTTTCTGGTTAGCTTCGCATTCTGCTCTACCAGCACTTTGCCACCCTCGTAAAGTGATTCAATCTCCTTCTTCAGCCGTCTGTTCCAAACTCTGAAAGCAAAGTTTGACAGGATGATCAGGAAATAGAGTAGGTCGAGAATGGTGTGATAGGTGTCGCCCTTGATATAGGCTGCCACCGATATAGCCAACAGTCCGACGATAAGCAGGATGTTGAACGTCCAGAAGCAAATAGTCTTTACTCTCTTCATAATGATTACTTGATGATAGGTTTCTCTACTGTGCGCCACCATACTTTCTCAAACTCCGGCTCACAGATAATTTCTTCTGCACCTTCATAGTCCCAGACATGGAAGAATGGGGCCTTGATGCCTTTGCTCTTGATATGGTCGTTACTGACAAACTTTCCGTAACGGATGGTGTCATCCTCTTCTGTATAGACAGCAACGCAATCACCTACCGTCGGAGGTAGCTCTGATGCTTTCATCCATGGCCAGCGGTGGATAGGTCGCTTGATCTGAATGTCGGTGCCGGCTGTCGGGCCTCCGTCGGCATCACAGGTGTAACGCTGGCTCTTATCCCCCTCACTAATTATCATGTGGACTTTTGAGCGGTGCCAGTGCTCGATGCAGCTCTTTGCCCAATCCTCTACGAAAGCCTGCTGTTGCTGTGCATCGGCAGCTTCCTCATTGTCTTCATACCAGGTGGTAGTTCTTAATTCGTACTTTGCCATAATTATAGGTGTCTTTTGGTCATCTGTTTCTCCAGACGTTCTTTCATGGCTTTGGCCGTTACAACAGCCCTGTCATGTTCTTTGGGGTCACGAAGCAGCTTACAGATGCGGTTTACCTGTTGGGGTGTCACCACCATTTCCGTAGCGGTGTTGATGGTAACACTCCCGCCAGTAATAGGATATTCTTTTAGCATTTAATGAATTGATGAATCTATGAATGATTACCCGAAGTCGAGCATGGATTTTTTCTGCTTCTGCTGAAATTCCTCGTGGTACATCTGCCAGATGTCACGGTAATGGTTGATGTCATCCATCAGTTTGCCACGCATTTGTTTGGTGACATTCTTCTGCTCGTTGATGGCAGCCTGTCGGTTGTCGGCACTGAGCATCTGACGCAGGCAGTGGCCTACGATGGTACGAGTGCCCCAGCCACCGAAGCTGAAGTTACTCTCAGGACAGATAATCGTATCGCCACAATAGGAGTACCAGATGTTATCCTCGATGGTGTAGAAGTTGACGGCATCCTCACCGATAATCATCAGTACGTCGGGTGCATCCTTATAGATGGCGGCACAGAGGGCAACGCCTTTCCAGGTCTCTAACTTCACAAACAGCATGTCATCCAATAGCTGCTGGTTGCGCAACAGGTCAATAAGCAGCTCATTGCTGGAGTCAGCACATCCGCGCTCATCGAAATGGAGTTTCAACTGATCACCGTTATTGCCACCGTAGAGCCATGTAAGGTAGGCATGGAGAATCTTATCATTCCAGGATGGGAGCATCTGGCGCACCTCTTCCTGGTCTGCTTTGTCGAATACCAGTTTGGTAAGGTCAAACTCAATGCAGTTGGCCCAATCTCTAAGGTAGGGTTCAGGTGACAGGCGCACACAGTTGCTTTCCAGTCCTAACAGCTCGTGGGTCTGTGTGCCAAACTCCTTTTGGAACTCATCGAATACCTTATTGGTGATGTTGGCAAAGACAGGACCTAATAGGTCAAAACGAGCCTCGAAAGTGTCGATGCGCTCTGTCAGTGTCGGCTCTTTCACCTCTGCCAGTTCCACCGTCATGTCACCATCGGCATCCCTCTGCTCCTGGGTTTTCAGGAAGGTGTCGAGCATCTGCTGGCGACGTTTCAGATCATCTTCGGCCATCATCAAACGGATTTTGTCTGAGGTGGCTCTGTCTGGCTTCTGGCCAGGCTTCAGCTCGTTTAGTTTACTTTGGTAGAATTGTTCCAGTGTGATGGCCTTTACCTGATACTGCTTGGCCAAAGCAGAAAAGTTTTTCAGCGAATTGTTCTGCTGATAAAACTCCACCACGGCACAAAGGTAGTCGTGGAATTTCTTTAATCTCTGTTCGTTCATATATAAATTAAGTTTGTGGGTTATAGTCTCTTGTGCCTGTTCTGTAGTCTCTGCCTTCTGGCGTTTCTTCTGCTCTGCTTCCTCTTGTAAGGTTTGCTGACGCTCTGCCTCACGTCGTTTCTGTTCGGCGATCTTCTCTTCACGAAGCTGCTGGGCGCGTTCCTTTTCCTCGGCCTCGCGCTGGCGGTTCTCTTCGTCGATCTTTTCCTGGGCCACTTTCAGCTGCTCTTTCCATGCCTCCAGTTTTTCCTCGGCGGCCTTTGCTTTGGCATCTGCTTTCTCGGCTCGTTCACTCCAACCAAAGGGAGCACCCACCAAACGATTCTCTTTCACCATTCGACGGGCTACGCAGGGATTGATGCTGCTGCTCGATGCAGGGATAGTCCTGCCGTCAGGATGTTTCCAGATCTGATGCTTGGTGGTACGGTCGAGTACAAAGCCATTCTTTTTCAATAGCCGCTCCCAATCTTTCTTGCTGATGTTATGTAAACCTCCCATAATTATTCTGCATGAATAAAACAGTCTCTCGTTTCTTCGTCGCAATGCTCAATAGTCTGGATGTCTCTGCTGGGGCAGAAGGCACCGTATTGGTCGAATCGCTCACAGATACTTGCTAAACCGCAGTTTACACCGTGACATTTCATAGTTGTTTGTTTTTTGCTCATAGGTTAATAGTAATAGTTACAATGCCTTCTTTCACTTTGATTTCGCCCGTCCATCCTCTGCGCTGCAATTCCAGTGCAAGCTCTTTGTCGGTAAAACCGTCAAGTGTAATTTTTTGTTCCAGGGCAGGTGATGTTTTGCCCTGGGTGCTTGTGATATGGCCTCGATCCATCAGCAAAGGTAACTCCTGCTCTGTTGGTTTGGCCTCTGGTCTCTTTTCGGCCTCCGTTTTTGAAACGTCAGTTTTGGGTTTCTCCTTTTTTCTCGCTGGCAATGGTCTTGCTGTCGCGTTTGCTTTCGCCCCGCGCCCCCGCATATCATCCGCTGGATTAAAGGTGTCGATGTCTTGCTCATCGCACCAATAGAAGCCACCGGCGGGACGGCCTTTCAGAATGGCACGGTCAATGTTCCAAATTCCAAGCTCTTTCTCAGCAGCACCTTTCTTGGGCCAAATCTTAATCACCTCCAGTGTGCTCATGTCGATCTGAGCAACTGGTCTCGGCGCACGGTTCCGGCTGCGCCCCAGCCTGTCAACATCCTGTTTCATATCGTTATTGATTTTTGGAAATTTTTGGTCTGTTTTTGGCCGCTCGGCCTTTGGACGCTTGCTACCATCTGGACGCAAGAGTTCCTGTGTCGGTTCTGGAAATTTTTGTTCCAAAGCAGGCTCTTTTCGTTCTATTTTTAACCGCTCGGCCTTTGGACGCTTGCTACCATCGGGACGCAAGAATTTCCGTTCTGAAATGTTCCTTTTTTGTTCCGAATGTCCCGTATGCTGTGATATCGTCACAGTCTTATCTTTCGTTAGGTCGCTATACTCAAATTCAGGCTTTACACCTGAGAACTTCAACACATGCACTACTACACTGGCACCTTTCACCTTATCGCTGAATCCCAGCACAGCCTTGCTGATGGCCTCCATCAGTATATCCTTGGTCAGCTTCTCGCATGGCTCATCGTAGAGCGTCTTGAAAAGGCGATCGAATATCCAGCGCGTTTTAGTGGCAAAAACCTTGATGTCTTCCTGCTGGCTCCAGCTTGTATGTGCTTCCTTCAGTGTCATGCCTGATTTCTTCTATATCCTAATGCTCGCATCAATGCCTGCGTCTCTTTGATACCAGGAATGTGGGCGTACTCGGTGCTCACGTCTAAGATCTCCACCTGTCGCAGACTGTAACGGGTGGTGCAGTATTCTGTGCGCCACATGCCGGCCACATCGTCGGCATGTGTTGGCAGTCCATCGGGTAAGTCTTTCTCAGGATCACGATACCAGGCCCGTGTCTTCCTGAAGGCTCCATCCTGCACTTCCATCTTTACGCAAACATCCGTGTCGATGTTGCCACTGAGCCAGTGGATAGCCTGTGCCGGTTCGTCGGGTGTAAAGCAGAAGCCACGGCTCTCTGTGCGAAAGCCTTTATGTTTGCTCTCGTTGATGAGCGTCTGCCCTGCTTCCAGTCGCCGCAATTCCTCGCGGCTCATAAATCGGTAAAGTATCATTTCGTGTTCAGCAGATTAAAACCTTCTTATACTACAAATCTCGCTTGCAAAGATACGAATAAAACCCCGATTTGACAAATTAAAACAGAGTTAATTTAGTAAAAAGAAACAATTTTTGCATTTTTACCAAGATTTTTAATCAGATTTCCCCTAAAATTCATTATCTTTGCAACCGAAATCCGATTTTTAATCTGTCCCAAAAATGGCAAAGCAATATTATTACTACAAATGTGATGAGTATAGCAAGGTAGGCCGTGCCCTTGGTAAGTTCTGGCGCAAGGTCGTTCAGGCTGCCTATCGTGCCGATGCCTATGCTAAGAAGTATGGTGCCTGTAACTATGAGCAGCCCGTCCAGTTCTTTGAGGGCGGTGTTGACTATCTGATTTTTGAGACTACCCCTGATGAGCGTGTTTGGCGTAAGAAACTGGTGGCAAAGGATGGTACGGCCCTTTATGAGCCTAATTGTATGTACCGTGCAGACATTCTGGTGATTCCTGATGACCGTTTCCATCCGTCGAATACCTGGAATAAGATCTACTCAAAGAAGCACCTGACATGGGAACAGGCAAAGCCGCAGAAGACGTTAGACCAGTGGGCGGCCATCGCTAAGATGAAGCGTACCGATGACCGCGAGAAGGATGCAAAGGCTCTCGATGAGCGTATGTCTCGATACTCCTTTGTGTCGTATCTGGAGTTTTATGGTGATGAGTCTGTGCCTCGCAATATGAGCAAGGCCGACTGTCCGGCATGGCTTCGTCGTGCCATCCGTGCCGAACAGGACCGCCAGGCATTGCCGGTGGTAGAAGTCTATCCGCTCTTTGCTTTGCTGGATATGAAGCCAGAAGGTGAAGGCGTAGTAAACATGTCGGTAACGCCTAATTTCTTCCTGTATGGTGACAGTTACTATATCTGTGCTGAATACCCCTGCTTTGCAGAGGGCTTGCATACCATTATGGAGGGGCTATATACCTATAAGCAGAATATGGCTCTTCGTCAGGAGAAAGCAGAGTCTTAACCTCTATATATAATAATAATGTATGGGTAAGAAGAAAAAGGACGTTTACGAGGAAGCAAAGCGCGAGGGTGCTACCATTGAGGATTATATCATTCCTCAGAAGGTGCAGGCGTTCATAGATGCCTACGAGCCGGTGGCACAACAGAAGTTTGCGACTACCATCTTTGATGAAACCAAGCTCCGTGCTTTCTTCAAGGCGTATATTACGACGCTGGGCGATCCGCTCGTGGTCTATCTGACCCGTCTCGAAAATGCAGGCTTTAAGATGCAGGTATCTACTCAGAATGAGCCTGCTATCTTCGTTACAGAGAAAGCCGTCGGTGGCTTCTCTATGCTGGAAGCGTTATAACTGATGAATTGTTTTTCATAAGAGATTTGTTTTAGTAGATTAGTTTTTAAGTAGTTTGTTTGGTACAGCGGTATCTCAGAAAATCAAAGGTAATTCATGGTATTAGATTTAAGGTTGGCCACCCGTCCCGTCGTGATGATGTGACAGGTGGTTTTTGGGTTACTTATGGTCAGGTCCGTCGGCTGCTATCCACATGGCCTCTTTTTGTTCGCGTCCCTGCTGGTAGAACTTTGACAGCTCCGCATTCTGCCGCTCGATGATATCCATCAGCCGATTGCGCTCTGCGTCGAAGCTGGCCTGACAGTCACGCCTTATCCTGTCCTCACGCTCATGGTGCTCACGCTCCGTAGCCCGCATTTCGTTGGCATGTTCCAACTGCATCCGAAGTATGGTCTCTACCAAGTTCTGTTGTTCTGCCGTGGTGCCTGCTGCTCTTCCTGATGGATCCTCCGTCTCTGGTATCAGTTTGTCCGCGTTTGTCCGTTGCCCCAGCTGCATCAGTGCTTCGTCGCGCCGGTGCTGTTGCTCACTCTGCCTGGCCAGTCCCTCGGCAACAACGGTGGCCTGTGCCTGTGAACTGATCTGCCGCTCTGTTATTCGCGTTTCCACGATGCCCCTGCCGCGTCCCTCCTTGATGCCGTAGCCGTCAACGGGTAGCGTCTGACTGTTGCTGTCGGGTAGGGTAGGGCGTATCTCTGCCGGCATACCGTCACCATCAAAGAAGAATCCGTCTAACGGAATGTTGTAGTAGTTGCAGAAACGCAACATTGCAGTCACATGGACGGGAACTTTCCCATCCAGCCATTTGTTCAGTGACACATAGTCACCACACCCCAGGGCTTCCAGCAAGTCCTTTTTGGCGAGCTTGTGGCTATCCATGAATTGCTGTAGATAGCCGTAGTTGTACGAGTAATCCATACTGTTTGCAATTATATTTATTTAACACTAAAATGATACTCAACTGCGATTAAAGCCTTTATATTAAAACCTTTCCGAACTTATTAAAAACATACCCTCAAAATATTAAAACTTGGTTAAAATGTTAAATCTCGAAAGAAAAACCGATTAAAACCTTGTTTTTACAAAAATAATTCCTTACCTTTGCGCAAAAATACAAAAAATCATCCGAATATCAACATGATTATCGAGAAATTAACACAACCAGGAGCGCATTTGAACTGCGACGATTTGACTCCTAATCAGAAGAAACTCCTTTGGGAGATAATGAAACGGCATGGTGCATCACAGGGATTTGCTTATGATCGCTTCTTTAAGGAGGGCTTTGCCCTTTGGGAACTGACGGGTATTGCTGCCATTAAACGTAAGTTCCTGAATGACCATTTTTCAGAACTCTTCCCCGATCAGGCTGCCGAACCTGAAGCATCTGCTTCGATTGACATCCTCGACACCGTGGTAGCCACTAATGGTGAGTTTTACCGTACCCTCGGACGTACCTTTGGCATGAAAAAGGTGTTTACTGACCACATGGGTACGCTGGGAATGGGTAGCAACTCGGTCCTCAATAAGTTTTCCACTGACGATTGGAAAGACTATGAGCGTATCGGTGTGCAGGCTGTGATGCAGGAATTTGAAACGGAAGTAGCGACACTGGTTAATGGCGACTAATGCAGCGACGCTTCGAGAAACGGAAACGTGGACGGCCATTGAAAGACCGTCGAAAGCACCTTCAGATAGCAGCGACTATTGACTATCGGGGAGCTAACGACGATGTGCTAACCTTTGTTTTCCGTGGTGCTGGTCAGCAACTTCTCACTAAAGTTTTCCAATATCTCGTAGGCCATTCTTACGGCATTGCTCGTGAAGCTGTCGTTACTGAGGAACATGATATTATCCGTCGCAACGGAAAAGGCTACTGGCGTATAGCAGCAGAGATTCACGACCCTAACTATCACTTTGCATCGTTAGATGATATGCAGCTGCTCATTGATGCCACCCTGCACCGCCTCCATCCCTGCACCGTCCACTGGATGCCCATCGAGAAGTTCTTGAATGTTTAGCATGTGGCTATGGCATAGCCACCAAAAAAAAGAAGATATGAAGATAATTGATGTTACTATCGACCTTGAAACTTGCTCACTCGCTGCGAATGCTGCCGTGATGCAGGTGTCTGCCGTGGCATGGAACAGACATGCCTCCGATGCCGACGAACTGTTTGTAAAGAACATCCCCGCCTTTGATGCCCGTGTCGATCTGCGCTCGTGTGTCATGGATGGTTTCGACTTCGACCGCGAGACAATCAAGTGGTGGAGCAATAAGTCTCAGGAACTCAAAGATGAGATTACCAATGGCGACTGCTACCCCATCAAAGAGGTGTTTGAACAGTTTGCCCAATGGATGACTGAGGTCAAGGAATACAGCCAGGCTGATGTAGTATGCCTCTGGGCACAGGGTGCCGACTTCGACATTGCCATCCTGCGCCATGTGCTCAATAAGTATGGTATCAAGTTGCCTATCAGCTACCGTGACTTCCGCGATGCCCGTACCTTTATTGCAGAGGTGGGTAGTCGCATGTTACTGGAGGATCATGTCGATGGTATTGCCGACCATGGTAAGGTATATGCAATGTTACCCGATTTTCCAGAAAAGGCAGATGTGCATAATGCACTCTTCGATGCCAAACGCACCACATGGTCACTCTGGCATGTAATCTCTTCTATCCCCGACCGTCAATGATGCGCGTATGATTTACGACCCATTGATAGATGAATTGGCTGCGCTGCCGCTAAACCTTCTCGTGACTCCTGCCGATCAGCAGACAGAGGAAGGCCAGACGGCGTGTTGGTGCCCGTTCTGTAAGGGTAATGCCGGCTCTACTCCACACTTTATTATCTATAACCGTAAGCGTGGTGGACTGTATGGCAAACCTGTAGAACACTGGTTCTGCACCAAGACAAAGCGAGGTGGCTATGGTGCCATCGAACTCTATGCCGCCATGAAGGGGCTGGGGTACTGGTGGCGCAAGGATAGTCACTCAGCACAGACATTCATCTGTGTGGGTGAAGATCTGCGTCAGGCTTGCTTGCAGCTGGCTATGCTGGCCGGTCACACCAAGGAAGAGGTGGGCGAGAAATGGCCACAACTGCTGAAACGTGACTACAGAGAGACGGCCATCCGTCCCCAGGAGCGTGTTACATTTGAACCGAAGACGGGCTTCACACCGCAGGACCTTGCAGCACTCGGCTGTACTACCTGGCTTGACTATGACGGTGTGGAGCATTACGGTTTCGAGACGGGGAATAAGGATGCCGGTTGGCATTTCGACCCTGCCGACATCCAGCGTGACTTTAAGATCTCAGCTGTCGGTAAGGTGACGCTGCCTGCCGTCAGTCGTAAGGGCGAGCCGGTATCAGAGGTGTTGGTGAGCACACCATGGAACCCTATCTTTGTGGCTCTCGTGGATGATGAGACTGAGGATAGCGGATCTATTTTCTTCCCTGCCCTGGGCATACCGCCTATGGTGTTCTGCAATACCGATGAGCACACATCGGCCAAGGTGAGCCGATGGCTGGCAGGCGATAAGGTGTTTGTCCGTGCATTGGAGCTGAAGACCTCAGAGAATACGGGTGTCCGTAAGGCTATTCAGGAACTCGATCCAGAAGAGCGTGTCACAGAGGTAAAACAGGAGTGGCAGGAGTCTTCAGATAAGAATGGTAACGTGAAGATGGAGCTGGTGGATGTTCCGCTTCGTGATAAAGACATCAAGGCAAAGGCGATTATCTATTGTCCGTCGGCTCCTGATGCCGTGGCCACTTATTATCACATGAAGGCTTTGCGCCATACCTACCCCAAGCAGTTTGGCTCTCGTTGGTATCATGTATGTTTTCCCTATGGTGCCGTGCCGTTCTCTCCAGTGCATTATAATAAGATGCACCGTTTTGCGGATAATATCTACACCCTTTTCCCGTCGGCTACCAAGCAGACATTGAAAGCGCGTGACATCAGCTGCCGCTATCGTGACGTGCTCCGTGCCGAACTGCCAGAGACCATCGGCGACCGTGCGCACCTCTATTTCCCGCGTCTCTATTGCCATCCTGTGCAGACGGTCAGTGAGTTTTTCCTGGCCTATCAGATGTTACCCCGTGAGGCTTACCAGAATGACGAAGACATCAACCGCCTTTTTTCATCATGTATTACGTCGGCTCTCAGCAGCGACCCCTTCGAGCGCAAAGAGAAAAGGGATAAGAATGGTATGGTGAAAGAGGTGTATTACACCATCAATCCTGCTACCCTTTGGGAGTTTATGGCCAGTGCTGGCTATGCCCGTGATGTGCGACCCGATGAGCCGGATAAGATAGGCCGTTATGTGCATATCGACGGCCCATTTGCTGACGAACTGGAACCGTCATCAATGGTGCAGGCCACCATTGAGCAACTGAAGGCGTATGCCCGACAACTCAATGACTCACGCCCTGGTATGCCTGATGAGTACGAGCTGATGGTGCAGGCCGTGCTTCGTGCCAATAAGGAGATCAACGAGAAGACCATTGCCTCGCTGCCCAGCGTGAAACTCAACTATGCCGATGGCTATGGCCGTCATGTTGAGCATTTCTTCTATGACAATGGGGCCTTGCGCATTACGGAGAATGAGATTTCTATGCAGCCCTACGACCGCATCGACTTCAATGTTGAACGTGCAGAACTGTTGCATTGGAATATGACACCGATTAAGAACCTGCCTTTTGAGATCTCCGAGAATCCTGAGTATCGCACCCGTCTGGAGGCTATCAAGAATAAGCGTGAGCAAAAGGATGACAATGGTAAGCCGCTCTATACTTTACAGCAACTGGCACAGGATGATAACGACCTGGCACTTTGGGCACAGAGCCACCGATGGATAGTGGACTGGAAAGGTAAGAATGAAAACGAAATGTGGCCTGCCCTGCGTGTCATTCGTGGCTTCGCTAATGAGGAATGGGAACAGGAACAACGACTGTTGCACGATGGTAAGCAGTTCTCAGTAGAGGAACAGATGGAACTCGACTGTCGCTTTACCAACCTGATATTCTGCCTTGGGCGTATGCTTTGGCGTTACCGTGACAGTAAGAGCAACTGCATCAGTTATCTTATTGAAAACGTGGTGTCGGCTGCTAACCGTGCTGAAGGTGGCTCTGGCAAGTCAACATTCGTGCGCGTGTTTGCTGGCTGTGCCGCCCACATCCTGAATATCAATGGTCGTGACCTGGTGAGTAACAAGGAGTTTTCGGCTAACCTCGCAGAATACCAGCATCACAAACACCGTGTAGTGCATTGGGAGGATGTGGATGCCAGTCTTGACTTCGGAAAGCTCTACAACTTGACAACAGGTGATTTCTCCGTGCGTTATATGTATAAGGATAGAATCACTATCCCATTGTCTGAGGGGCCTGGTCATGTGGTGACTTCCAACTATCCCTTGCACGATCTTGATGACTCTACCATGCGCCGTGTGTGCCTGGGTGGTTTCTCACACCGTTTCTGTGGCCAGAATATTATGAAGAATAAGGCAGCGCGTTATATCTCTGACATTATGCCGGACTTTAACGCTGTGTCGCCTGAAAAACTCTCTGCATCGTCACGCAACCAGATAGCCATGATCTGTGCGCTGGCGGTGCAGTTTGTTATGCGCTACGATGAAAAGGTGGATGCCCAGAAGAAATACATGGAAGAGCGTACCCTTACACAGACGCTTACGCCTCAGTTCCTACGCTTTGCCCGTGTGTTCTTTGCCCAGGAGCATGTCTATGGCGTGCCTATCGACCTCGATTCCATGCTGGAGGAATACAAGGCCGACTTTGCAGAAGCCAGCAAGAGCCGTGATGATTCCTTCTCGCCGAAACGCTTTAAGGAGCGTGTGCTGTCCTACTGTGAGACGGCTGGCATTCAGATGAACCCGCCGCAACTCTTCAAGAAAGCGGATGGTAAGGTGCTGAAGAAAGCAGAACAGACCAACTACTTTGCTCATCAGGCATGGCGTACCCGTCGCTACTTTGATGGACGAGAGTGGGAGGATGACCAGACTATCCAGCCGAAACAGATACGCGAATTGACTCGTACAGAACATGCGGTATATTTCTATCGCATTGGTAAGGATCAGATACCGGCCAATAACGACGAACTGATGAAAAAGTATGCCGTCTTTATCACTCAGCCCGACCCAGCACCGATTACTGACGATAACGGTAATATCGTGACACTGACAGAAGAGGAACAGGCCCGCTGGCGTTCTTATCTGGATTCCCGTCAGCGTAAGCGTGTGGCTGGTGGCTCTGCCGTGCCTACGACTGCTACCGCAACCGATGGCTCTCCGTCGGCTCCACCCCAGGAAGATGATCTGCCCTTCTAAACTCGAAATAACGTAATAACGTAATAACAACAAAAAACAAAAAAGATTATGGCTCGTTACAGATTTTCTATCGACGTAGGCACCTTTATTGGTGCAAGGTTTTTGAACTTAACGCTTACCGAGGGTGGCAAACCCATCCCTGGCATTTTCATTCCTGCCGGCATCAATGGCATTGAGGTGCAGACTGACAGCCGCGATGAGGGTAAGCGTAATCCATCCGGCATTCGTGCCTTCCTGAACTTCCAGCAACGTATTTGTAACAACAAGTACATCGACGCTGTGAAGCAGTCGCTCATGCGCAAGGGTGAGGAAATTACTCTCTACAATGTGCCCGCTTATCAGGTGGCCTACACTCTGCCTGAAGAGAAGCGTAAACCTATCCGTGAGGCATTGAAGAAACGCATCTTGGCCGAACATCCTGAGTGGAAGGATCAGACCGACACACAGGGCACAGACCTCTCTCGTGCTATCTCTACGCTGATGCCCTATCAGGTAGGCGACTCTTATCTCATGGAAGAGCAAAACGCACAGCAGCCGCGTAATGCTTCTACGCCTGTTTCGCAGGCTGTTTCTGGGTATTCCTCTCCTACCTCTAATGACTATGACCCCTTTGGTGGTGAACAGGCTCCCGATGATCTTCCATTCTAAACCATAAATTCGTAAAGATATGAAATTTAGTGTTTCCTCCCGTGAGCTGCTGCGCATCCTGAAGGCTACTGGTGCAGTCATCCTCCGTAAGAATAGCCTTCCTATCCTGGCCGACCACCTCTTTACTCGTGATGGTGATAAATTCTTCATCACTGGCTCTTCACAGGAAAATTCGTTGACGATGCCTATTGGCATCACGCTTGAAAATGGCAGCGACTTCCAGCCGTTCTGTCTGTTGGCCGTTGACATTATCCCGCTGCTGGGTGCTCTGCCAGAACAGCCGATAACGGTAGAAGTTGATATGAGCAACCATATTGCTAAGATCATCTACCAGAGTGGCCAGGTGTCGGTGCCTGTCGAAGACAGTGCAGAATATCCGCGTGTGTCCGATGTCAAAGAACCGAAGATTTCTTTCGACATCGAGGCCAATATTTTCTTCCCTGCTGTAAAGGCTGCCAACGGCTGTACGGCTATTGACAGTACGCTGCGCCCTCAGATGTCTGCTGTTGCCCTTGACGTGCAGGATGAGGGTGTTGTGTTCGTTGGCTCTGATGGCCACTCGCTCTATAAGTATTCCTATCAGCATGGCGCACCGTTCCTGACAGGTAGTAAGGTGGTTATCCTCATTCCCAACACCATTGCAGGACAGCTTCAGGCTCCCTTTGCCGGTGTTGAGACGCTGACCATCCAGCATGATGGTAAGCATGTGTGCCTGAAGGCTGGTGATATCACCTTTACCATCCGTGACATCGAACAGAAGTACCCCAACTACAACTCTGTCATTCCAAAGAATAGTCCCTATCATGCCACCCTGCCTGTGGCCGCTCTCGCTGGTGCCGTGAAGCGTGTGCAACTAATGGCCAGTGATGCGTCAAACATGGTGAAACTCTCCAAGGAAGGTATGTTCCTGAACCTGTCGGCTGAAGACTATGACTTCTCGAAGACGGCATCAGAGAACCTGGAGCTGGCAGAGGTGGATAATCCGCTGACTATCCCCGATGGATTTGCTATTGGCTTTAAGGCTTCGGCATTGCTGATGCTCCTGGGCAATATCTCTACCGACAATGTGACATTGCAGTTCTCTGAACCCTCTCGCGCTATTCTGGTCCTGGAGGATGCTCCTAACAGTGCCCTCGTGGAATTGTTGATGCCCATGCAGCTGAATGCTTAACGCTATGAAGTCAATCTGTCAATGTTTCTATCAGACGGTAGGCCACACCTTCTACTACATCTTCAATGATGGCACCGTGCGCTCTACGCGCAATGTCCTGTCAGATTCTAAGACGTGGAAGGTGATAGCCTCTTACAATGGTAAGGGCTACCGTCGCATCCGCATAGAAGGTAAGACGTTCAAGGTGCATCGTCTTGTGGCAACGGCCTTTGTGCCTAATCCTGACAATCTGCCTTACGTTCTTCATATTGATGGCGACCGCGAGAATAATCACTACACCAACTTGAAATGGTCAGCAACGCAGAGCAACCATGAAGTTAAGTAGAGTATTGTATCATCACAATCGGCATGGTGGCTTGTGCCACAACTCACCTCGCCTGCATCGTGTCATCCGTAATGTCTGTATCACTGCTGGTGATTGTGGTGGGTGGTATCATCCCATCCACCCATCAGACATAGGGCTGAATATCCAGCGCATCCTTTCCGTGGATCCTTTCGACCTTTATACGTCACTCCCCGCACCCAAGGTAAGGATAGCAAGTCATACATTCGTGGTGACATTCGCTTTCGTCTCTCCCTGCTCCAGCAGCTACTAATGTTAATTCTAATCGTGTTATTATCTGTCTTATGATAAAACTCTTATACATAGATTTGTTTTGTGGAGCTGGCGGTACGTCAACAGGGGTGGAGTATGCGCGTCTTGATGGAGAGAAATGTGCAAAGGTGGTTGCGTGTGTCAATCACGATCCTAATGCTATATTGTCTCATCAGGCGAATCATCCTGATACGCTCCATTTTACTGAGGACATTCGTACTTTGGAGCTGTCGCCACTCGTGGCTCATCTGGAAAAGATGAAAACGCTCTATCCTGAAGCACATGTGGTTTTATGGGCTTCTTTGGAGTGTACGAATTTCAGTAAGGCAAAAGGTGGCCAGCCTCGTGATGCGGATTCTCGTACTTTGGCCGAACATTTATTCCGATATATTGAAGCTATCCAGCCTCAGTATATTCAGATAGAGAATGTAGAGGAATTTATGTGCTGGGGTGAACTTGATGAGCATGGTCATCCTGTCTCTCGTGACCAGGGGAGTTGCTATCTTCGATGGGTCCGTAATGTTTGCGGTTATGGCTATGATTTTGACTGGCGCATACTCAACGCTGCCGACTTTGGGGCTTACACATCCCGTCGCCGTTTCTTTGGCCAGTTCGCAAAACATGGATTCCCTATCGTCTTCCCTATTCAGACGTATGCTAAGAATGGTGATGACGGTGGAATGTTTCATCAATATAAGAAATGGAAGCCTGTGCGTGAAGTGCTTGATTTCTCGGATGAAGGAGAGTCCATCTTTACGCGAAAGAAACCTCTCGTGGAAAAGACGTTGGAAAGAATCTATGCCGGTTTAATAAAGTTTGTGGCTGGTGGTAAAGAGGCTTTTATCATTAAGTATAATTCTATGAACCGCTCTGGCAGTTATGTAGCACCGTCAATAGATGAGCCGTGCCCTACTGTAGCCTGTCAGAATCGTCTCGGTATGGCCCAGGTACACTTTCTTTCCAAACAATTTGGAGGCAAAGACCACAATGCTACTATTGATGCTCCTGCTGGCACTATCACTACGAAAGATCATCATGCTTTTGTGACAGCTTATTATGGAAACGGCTATAATTCTTCAGTCGATGAGCCGAGTCCTACGGTTACGACAAAGGACCGCATATCACTCGTTAAGTGTTTCCTGGCAAACCAATTTTCAGGAGGTGGCCAGGTGAGTGATGTTAATCAGCCGGCACCAGCTATTTTGACAAACCCGAAGCAGAATATTGTCAACTGTAATACATTCTTGATGAATCCGCAGTTTGCTTCAAAAGGTGGTAGCGTGGATAACCCGTGTTTTACATTGATAGCTCGAATGGATAAGATGCCGCCATATCTTGTTAGCACAGAACAGGGTAAGGTGGGTATCGCTATCTTTGAAAATGATTCTCCGATGACCAGGCAAATAAAGGAGTTTATGGCCCTTTATGGTATTGTAGATATAAAGATGCGTATGCTGAAAGTTTCTGAACTGAAAAGGATCATGGGATTCCCTGAAGCCTATGTACTTATAGGTACACAGTCAGAACAAAAGAAGTTTATTGGGAATGCTGTAGAGGTGAATATGAGCCGAGTGCTTTGTGAGGCATTATGTCAAAAATTATCTAAACAAAAAAGTATAGCAGTATGAAAAAATTGAAAGTTCCTATCGTAAACAAATCCAGGCATCCTATGCCAGAGTATGCAACCCCTCAGTCTGCCGGACTGGATGTAAGGGCTAATATCGACGAAGATATTGTATTGGAACCGCTTTGCCGTAAGTTGATTCCTACTGGCCTTTATATGGCTTTGCCTGTGGGGTATGAAGCCCAAGTGCGTCCTCGTAGTGGTTTGGCTTTGAAACATGGCGTAACTGTGCTGAATAGTCCTGGCACTGTGGATGCTGATTATAGGGGTGAAATCGGTGTAGTTCTGATAAACTTTGGTAATGTGCCATTTACTATAAAGAATGGTGAACGTATTGCACAGCTTGTTATAGCAAAGCATGAGCATGTCGTTTTTGATTCTGTAGATGTTCTCGATGAGACAGAAAGAGGAACAGGCGGCTATGGTCATTCAGGAGTGAAATAATAGACTTGATATTATTTTGTTGGTCCCTTAAAAATCTCTTGCGCCCGCTGGTTATCCAGCGGGTTTTCTCTTTGTCCCTACCTCCCGCTATTTCTGTACTATCTTTGCCTAAAATAAACGTGATTTTATATGGCAGATACAAAGAAATCCGAGGTAGTCATTACCTGTAACGCCCAACAGCCAAAGGCCGCTGTCCGTGCTATGGAAACGGAGCTGAAACGTCTTCAGGCTGCATACAAGCAACTTTCCGACGCTGGTAAGGCCGGCACAGAGAGGGCAAAACAGATGGCTCACGAAATCAAGGAACTCTCCATCGCCGTGAAGGAGGGTAAGGCCAACATGGATAAGATTGTTACCGTGACAAACAATCTTTCCAATTCTTCCCTGTCACAGCTGCAACGTGCTTTGCGCCAGGTGAAGAAAGAAATGGGCCGTGTCAGCACCGATTCGCCTAAACTCGATGACCTGCGCCAGAAATACAAGGCCATCACCGACCAAATCAAAATCCTTCAGGGTGAAATGGTCAACATTCAGAAGCACATGGGCAACCTCTCCCAGACTTCTGACGCATGGCTCTCTCGTGCCATCAATCAACAGAAGCAGCTCGTGGCTCAGACTGACAAAAACAGCAACGCCTACCAGCGTCAGGTGAACGTACTGCATCAACTCCAGGCAGAGCAGGCGAACCGTGCCTTTACAACGGTGTCCGGCGGTGGTGCCAATGCTGAAGCACTCCGTGCTGCCCGTGCTAACCTGGTGTCCTATCGTGACCAACTTGGTAAGGGTGGTATCATGCCGGCCAGTGGTAACGTCTCTGCTGAGATCGAGCGTATCAACCTTGAATTGAAAAAGTGTGATGAGCAACTGGATGTAATCAGCGGTAAGGAGAAAAAAATAGAGCCAACAGTGCAGGAGATAGAGCAGGATGTTACGAAACTGGTTGGCAGTCTGGCTAACGCCTCTCCTGAACAGCTCCGTAAGGGATTGGAGCAATGCCGTAACCAACTGGATAAGATGGCTTCCAACGACCCTAACCGTCAGAAGTGGGTTACTTGGGCAAAGCAACTGAAGACGGCTCTCGAAGGTGTGGACCGTGAAGCCGTTGACATCGACAAAGTGATGCGTAACCTCAAAAAAGAGCCATTGGAGAATCTTCGTAAGGCTGCAAAGCAGTTGGAAGAGGAAATGGCGAAACTGAATCGTGAGGATGCAAAATATAAGGATCGCCAGAATCAACTACAAAAGATTCGTGGTGAGATAGATAGTGTTACACGTTCTATCAATAATCAGGCTTCTGCATGGAGTACGACGTTTAGAAATATCTCCATGTACTTCGGTGTGTTCCAGCTCTTCTCGATGGCACAGCAGAAGCTCCAAGAAATGCTCCGTAGTAATCTGGCTTACTCTGACCAGTTGGCAGACATCCGTAAGGTGACTGGACTGACTACTAAGGATGTGAACGAACTGGCTGAAAGCATAGCGAAACTTGATACGCGCACAAGCATTCAGGAATTGTCAGATTTGGCGTATCAAGGCGGTAAAATGGGATTTGGAAAATACGGTGTGGAAGGTATGGTCGAATTTGTCCGTGCTGCCGACCAGGTAAAGGTGGCTCTTTCCGATGACCTCGGCGAAGATAGCCTCTTGCAGATTTCAAAGCTCATTGATACGATGGGCCTCATTCCGAAACTCGGTGTAGAAAAGTCCATGCTGTCTGTAGGATCTGCCATTAACCAGCTTGCGGCCACTTCTACTGCCAGCGGTACGCATATCGTGGACTTCTCGAAACGCCTTACTGGTTTGTCGCGTATTACAGGAATTACTACGCCGGAGCTTTTGGCATTGGGAAGTGCAGCGGATGCTTTGGGGCAGGCTCCTGAAGTTGCAGCCACGGCCTTTGGTAAACTCTTCACGTCTTTGCAGACCAATCACAACCTGATAGAGCAGCAGCTGAACATGGAGAAAGGCACCATCAATAATCTTTTCTCACAGGGTAAGGCAATGGAGGCCATTCTGCAAATCATGGAAAAGATGCGCGAGAAGGGTAACATGAATGCGCTGGGTAACATCTGGAAGGATCTTGGCTCTGAGGGTCAACGCTTGATAGGTGTGATGGCCACCATGTCGAAGAATGTAGATACTGTACGCGCACATGTAGAGGAAGCTAACGAAGCGTTTGAAGAGGCAACATCGCTGACAACGGAGTATGCCATGAAGCAGGAAACGGCAAATGCCATTCTTGAACGTGCCAACCAACTTTGGGTAAGAACATTCGTGAACCCAGAGGGTGTTGACACCGTGAAGGAGCTGTCGCAGGCTTGGTATGACATGAGCCAAAAGCTGACATCTTCGGCTCTCTATATGGGGCAGATAAGGCTCGTGCTGACAATGATTATCGCTGCCGTGAAGCTGCTGGCGGTTCTGTTGCCTACGCTTATCCAGTTCCTGTTGTTCAAGGGTGCTTATATGGGCGTGATGGCTCTCTATCGTGGTTTCGTGGCCATGAAGACTGCCATTATCGGTGCTATGGTGGCACAGCAGGGCCTTAATACGGCTATGAAGGCCAACATCTTCGGACTGATAATCTCCCTGATAGCTTCTGCCGTCGTTTGGCTAACAAACTATGGCAATGCTGCCGATGATGCTGCCAACAAGCAGAAGACGATGAACGAGTACATCAAGGAGGCTGCTGCTGAGATCGACAAAGAGACTCGTAAACTGGAATCCTATAAGCGTGTCTTGGAAGACGCGAACACGTCACAGGCACAGCGTGAGCGCATCCTGAGACAGTTTAACCGTACTTACGGCACCTATCTGAATAAACTCGGCATCGAGGTTAATTCGGTGGATGACCTGCGAAAGCACTACGCGCTCTTGAATGATGAACTGCGCAAAAAAATATATTACCAGACGAAGCAACGCGCTTACGATCAGGAATTGGGCGATAAAGCCGGAGAGTTGGGCAAAAAGGCTCGTGCCTTCTCTGACTTGACGGTAAATAATTCGCGTGATGGCTCTTTTGCTGCCTACGATACCAAATGGCTTGAAGATCAGATAAACCAGAATCAGAACACTTATGGTAGTGTAAACTGGGTTTCCATTTATTCTGACATGGTGCAGAGTCGTTTCGGTAGGCGTACTGATGGCAGAAGTGGCTTTAACAACGACTATTCGGTATTTACCGATATGGCTGGTACTGAGCATAATGTAGCGGCTTATGGTAAGGCTATTCGTGAATATGTGGATGCCTGGCAGGAGTATAACAAGACGAAAAAGAGTATTGATGCAGCTCTTGACCCGCTCATCGGCGACTACGATCCGTTTGCTGAGACTCCAGGCGAATTGACTAATGATGCTGCTGACAAAGAAGCCGAGAAGCGTCGCCGTGCAGAGGAAGCAGCCCGCCGCAAGGCTCTTCGTGCTGAAATGCGCGAGGAACAGGATAAGGCCAAGGCTATCATCGACAATGTAAAGAACTACTACGAGCGTCAGATTGCTGCCATTACGGAAATGGCTACCCGTACCGGCATGGATTCAGAGCTTCAGAAGAAACTCGTGGACGGTATGACGGTACGCATGAATAGCGCACTGGCTAATGTGCGTCAGGCTATTGCCGGCACAGAGAACGAATGGGCTGATTTCCGTCAGTCGATGCTGGATGATCTCTATGAGCCTCTTTCTGCTGATGGCACTAACCAGTCAACGCAGTTGCTCGACAATATCATTCACAATGACATCGACCAGCTGAAAAAGATGATTGAAACGCTCTCTAAGGAGCTGGGGCAGAATGGTTCCGTATTGCTCGATCAGATATGGCGTAAGGCTACTGAGAATGAACTGGCAAATGTTAAACAGGCAAATTCGGCATACCAGGCCCGCCAAAAGGTTTTGCTGGAAAAGAATTATACCGGCAAGGTAAACCGTGACTATGAGGGGCAGATGGAGCAGTTAGGCGTGGCCGAACTGACTCCCAGCCAGTCGCAACAGCTGATGAAGTGGTCTCAGGAAGGTAAGTCTGAGGACATTCAGAACTTCGTTGATAGTCGATCTAAGTTGTGGCAACAGGCTTTCTTGAAAGCCCGTGAGCACATCGTGGATGTCTTTGCTGCTGATGTCTCTACCAAGGACGGCCAGAAGGCAATGCTTACGTTGCTCTTTGGTGAGGATTACAATGGTACATTGTCCGGCTCTGCCCTGGAGTCTATGCTGAATATGGATTTGCAGCAGTGGCAGGTGTTCTATCAGAAGCTCATCGAAATGTCCGACGCTTACACCGATGCCCAGAAGAAAGCCTACGACGAAGCAAAACGCCGTGCTGACTTCGTGTTTAACAACCGTCCTGACATCCAGGGCATCGACAAAGCCACACAGGATCTTTCGACTATCAATAGCGACCAGCAGCGTTTCGGCTCAGATAAGAACTTCACACAGCAGCTGGGAATGTCCTGGAATATGGATTCTGACCCAGAGATACTGCGCTATCGCCTGATGTCGGAAAGGGCCCGTCTCTACTATCAGGAAATGAAGTCGCTCCGTGAGCAGGATAAGATCAGCGAACAGCAGTTGACTGATGCCAAACGTCAGATGATGGAGGCACAGACGGCCATGGCCGATAAGGTGGCCGCTAAGTTCAATGAGCGTGTTCAACTGTTGCAGTCATTCAGTGAACCGATGGCGACCTTTGCCGAAGGGGTAGGGGAGTACCTGGAAAGTCTCTCTGATGATGCGGAGGATTCTAACGAGAAGATGAAGAACATGGCTAAGACCATGCTCAAAGCCTACGCCAAGATGACGCTTCAGCTGATGGCCGAAGACTTGACGCGCCGTGTCACCAAGCAGTTGTACCATCGTCAGGAGGAAGCCGACGAAACGCTGCATCAGCAGACATTGCTCCAGATACAACAGATGTACCAGGCACTCATGCTGACAGCACAGCAGACGGGCGACGCTGCACGTCTCACACAGCATTCGACATCTAACGCTGCCGAACTGTCTGAGGAAGCAACGGCTACAACAGGTAAGGTGGGACTCGGTATTGCCGGTGGTGCTGCCAAGATCATTGGCACCTTGGGTTTCTGGGGTATTCCGCTCATCGCTGTTATCACAGCCTTGCTGATGGGCTTGCTCTCATGGGCTATCTCTGCTGCCTTTGGCGGTAGTGACAGTGGCGGTGCTGATTCTGGTCCTAACGTGAAGCTGGCCACGGGTATGCTGACATACGACGGTGGTAACGTGCAGTCTGTCGGTGGCGGTTCCGCTCCATCCGGCGACACTACAAGTCCCGTCCTCGGTACAGACGGCAAGGTGTATAACGCCAAACAGGTAGGCAAATTACAGACGGGCATTGTTACACAGCCTATCGCTACCATGGTCAACGGCCAGCCGTCTCTTGTGGGCGAGAAAGGCCCTGAAATGGTCATTGGTAGGGAAACAACAGCAGCCATGCAAATGGCGCGTCCTGACCTTATCAATGAGATTGTGAAGTTCGACAAAAACTTCTCTGGGCGTGGATTCCGCACTTATGACGATGGCAACCTGTCCGACTTCACGGTGCCCGATGCGTCAGCAGCGGGTGATAATATGCTCACCTCTGAAGACATCCAGGGCTTCCGTGATACGATGGCAGAGTTTACGGCCATGATGCTGCTGCTCCAGAAGAATGGTCTGCACGTCAACAAATTCGGACGTGGAAGCGTCACTCAGGAGTCTGCCGACGGTGCCGCATTCATGCGTCGTAACTCCGGCGATCGCCTGTGGCGTAAGGGCTAACTACTGTGACCAGCGGTAGCTATTGACATTGATTCTTGTACTACATACTGTTTATGTAATTTTTCGGTGGTCACGCTGTGAAGCGTGGCCACCGCTTGTGTAATTAAAAGGTGTGGGATATTCTCGCGCTGAAGGTAATCAAAATTTCGCGCTGGCTCCGCTCTTGGGGTAATATCGCACCCTTTATATATGTGATTTTAAGCACATATTACCCCAATTTAATTACGCTGCAAATTTACGAATTTTCCGCGACATGTCCAAATGTTTTGGCGATTATTTTCTAATTATTTTCGCGCTCCTGTCGGTGTTGTTCCCAGCGGTTTGTCCGCTGGGTCTTCCAGGCTATCCCCGCACCCCTCAGTGGCGGTCAAAAGATGAGCCAGTGATGGCACTATCATTCCCTGAAACACCCTTAGATACTACTTTTTGGCCGATTTTTAGGCTCCAAAAAGTTGAAAAAGTCATTTTTCGGCGTACCCTCACTATTATTTTGCGAAAATTCTTTCTCGATAATTCTCAAATTTCCGCACCTTAAAAGGTAATGAGCAATAATGCGAAAGCTCTGCTTTCTCTTTTGATAATCAATGAGTTGTGGAGGAACGGAGGAAAGCAGTTAAGCGGAGAAAACGGGATTTTTTCGTTCTAATTCCATATTTCTGTTTTTCTCCTGTATGCGTAATAATTTGTGAAAAAGAGGTAAAAATAACTTTTTACCTTAGTATTATGTATGAGAATCAACAAGTTAGCACTAAGTGTTTTCATCCTTTTTCAAACTTTTCTCATCCTTAAAAAACTTTTTTCCCCGAAAACAACATTAGGCTTCGCGGTAGATGTGGCTGCAAAAAGTTATTTTAGGGTTTGAGGGTGGTTTTGTCACTGAGAGGGGAGAAATCGGGCGAAAACAGAATAAAACCCTCATAAAAGTGTTAAATTTTGGGGGAAATAAGAATAAAACCCGAATTATATTTTGTCAATTCAAGAAAGTTTCTTATTTTTGCATCGAAAATCAGACTAAGAACTGATTAAAACCATAATAATATATAAGATATGAAAGTATATCTCGTCATCCTGAATTGGGTCCTTGCAAGCGCACTGGTGAGTTGTGCGCTGTGGCTGGCTCCCCTCGTTGGGGGCTGGCCACTACCTGTTGGCATGTTCATCGGTTGCATGATGACTGCCGGCATGGTGTCGTGGGAGTATTACAAAGACCAGTCGCCGGAAAAGGAATGGAAGTGGCGTAAAAACTACTTCAAAAAGGATTATCGCATCGAGATCATGGTGCAAGTGGCCATCACCGCCACATGGTACGGTCTCTCGTGTCTGTTTTGGCAGGGATTCTTCCTGCTGTTGGCCGGTTTCTTTGCCGCATGGGTCCTGAATATCCTCGTGGAATGGTTCTGGGCGGCCATACATCCACACTACAGCCGCTAAAAAGAAAAGTATGTTTGACCAACTCTGTTCTGTTTATAGCGACTCCCACGATAACTGTGGCCGTTTCGTTGACCGCGAGACGGGCGAGATCATCCAGCAGATGACCATCCGCGAGTTCTGTCTGACCGACCGCTGGAAGCCAGTGGTTGATCAGCTTCGCGCTATGGTGGCAGAGTATGGCGAGAAAGCGGCCAAGGCGCGTGATGACTACCGAGAAATGAAGACGCTGCTGCCTGGTGCCACCCTGTCGGGCCTCTTTGAGCTGCGCGAGGTGGACGTGGAGAAAACGAATCATCGCACAGGTGAGAAGTTCATCGTCAGGGAAATGGTGTCACGCCGTCAGGCACACCTCTTACAGCATACGGGTTTCCTGTGTATCGACATCGACCGCCAGGATAACCAGTCGCTCCAGGATATGAAAGTCATACTGCGCACTTTGCGTCATCGGCCAGAGGTAGCACTGTGCATGAAGTCGTGTTCTGGCACCGGCTACTTCGTACTCATTCCGCTGGCTTATCCTCAGTATCATCGTCAGCAGTTTGCGGCCTTGCTCCGCGAGTATGCAGCCCTGGGCATCGTCATCGACCGTAAGTGTGCTGATGTGACGCGCATCCGTTTCGCGTCCTACGATGATAAGCCGTATATCAATAACAATGCCATTCCCTACTCAGGGGTGGATCTTGGGGAGCAGATGCTGGCACCCAAGGCCGCTGTCTATACCCAGCGTAGTGAGACATCCGACGAACTGGTGCAAAAGGTGGAGGTCCTGGTGCAGAAGCTCGAAACGACGCATACCGATATCACCAATGACTATGATGTATGGATCCGCATAGGCATGTCGCTGGCCTGTTTGCCGGAGCCTTGGGGCAGTCAGTTCTTTCATCGTGTGTCGGCCATCAGCAATAAGTACAATGCTTCTGACTGTCAAAAGAAGTTTGAGTACAACAGTAATCCAACGACTATATCAATCAATTACTTCTTTGCCCGTTGCAAGGAAGCAGGAATCACATTAAGGTATTAACAATATGTATCTCATCAAACCATCAGTAGAATTATGGCCTGCGCCAGAGCAGTGGCAGGAACAGGTGGCTCGTGCTGCCCGTCTGTGCTATGCCTCTGAAGGTGGGCAGAAGAGTGCCGAGGACTTCTGCGAAATGCTGAAGAAACGTAATCACCTCTCGATGTTCCGACATGGCTCACGCTATTTCGTGGTGCCTAACGTGCAGCACTCTGAGGAAGCCGATAAAGAACATTTCCCGTTGTGGATGTTTACGGCCCTGAATAACTCGCCCTATGTGGGCATCGTATATCACAAGGATAAGAAGGCTAAGACGCGCAACTACTTCGTTTCTACCAACCTTCAGTATCTTATGGATAACCCTCGCATCGAGTCTCAGCTTGTGCCTTACGAGGTGACACTCCAGCAGTTTGTAGGCAAGGCCAACGAACTGAACTTTGTCACGGCATTGGCTCTGGTACGTTATACGGTGTGTGTGACAACACAGATCAGTACCAGCCGCGAACTGAACCGTACTTCGCCTAACAACATTGCGGAGCAGAGCACCCGTTATGTGAACTTCGGCAAAAAGGGTGGCATCACCATCTGTCTGCCTCACTGGTATAACTGTGCTCACTGGACGAAGAAACTGATGGCCCGCACGTTCTGGAAGTGTAGCGAGTGGGCATATAAGCTGGGGCTTCGCCTCGGACTGCCTGCACAGGATGCGCGTGGTTTCCTGGCTCTTGATACGGCTACCCGTGTGGCTTATACCTACAATGTCTTCGAGTGGAAAGCCATTATGCGCCTGCGTCTGACAGGTGAGACAGGTAAGCCACATCCCAATGCACAGATCGCTGCACAGCAGATTCACGATGCCATTCTGCCCCAGATGCGCGTTTATGGTGGTGAAAGCTCAACTTTAGTGTAATAACTCATATTTTTTAACTTAAAAGTAAATTTTCATGGAAAAATCTTTGAATTACCCCCCCCTGGAAGAGCTAAAGTTGCTCACAGAGGAAGAGGTCAGAGCATGGTTTGGGAAAGTCCGTATCTGGCGTGATGAGAACATCGACGAACTGCGTCATCAACAAGAGACGGCTATCTTTAACGTCAGGACTGAGCAAAAGGTGGAACGTAACCGTATTATCTGCCTGATTGATCTGAAACGCTCTCAACTGCCGACTGGTGGCAATACTGATGAGCGTGAGCGAACACTGACACTGCGTAACGAGATTCACAATCTCGATTACGAAATGCAGACGAATGACATCAACAGCCGTAAAAAAATTGCGGATATCAAGTATGAGTCAAAACGGGCTATCAATGACATTCAGCATCAATGGGAAACCGCTACGGGAACCTTGAAACAAGCCCTCGCTTTTGTCTGCAATAAGACTGAGGACTAAGTTACTATAATTACAATTATGATAAATAAGCAATGAAACGACCACTCGCCCACACTGCGATATACAAGCCTGAAGGCCCTGCACAGGAGTATGCTGTCTGGGGATGCAATCTCTATAAGGGATGCGTCCATCAGTGTACCTATTGCTATCTCCGTCGTGGCCCGATGGCAAAGCAGCTCGGCGGTGCTGTGCCTGAGATAGAGAAAAAAGTGGGTGGTACGGAAGAGAAGGCTTACCGACGCTTCTGTATGGAAGTGGATGCTTACCATGAGTTGTTTAGGGCTGATGGTGGTATTTTCTTCTCTTTCAGTACCGACCCAATGCTTCGTGAGACGTATGCGCTGACCATCAAGTGTGCTATTTATGCCATGGAGCACCATGTGCCGGTGTATGTTCTCACGAAAGCGACATGGTGGGTACAGAATACTGAGATTATCCAGCAGCTCTTTCCGTACCGCTATTATCTGCATATCGGCTTCACACTGACAGGCTTTGACTATATGGAGCCAAACGCTCCAAAGAACAGTAACCGCCAGGCGGCAATGATCATGCTGGAGAGTATGAATTTCAAGTGCTGGGCCTCGATGGAGCCAGTCATCGACTTTGCTGTGTCGTTGGCTATCATTGAGACCGTAAAGGATGTGTGCCGTGAGTTTCGCATCGGCCTCCTGTCGCCCTACTCTGCCAAACGGTATGATTGGAATGAGTGTGACCGATTCATGCAGCATGTTGAAAAGCTGTCAAATGAGTATGAGTTTAAGGTCGTTTGGAAGGAGTCTATCAAGAAATTTTACCGAGAAGAAAAACCTGAATAATGGCAAATAGAACACAGCAGAATCCAGTAGTTAGCTCCGATGAGTGGTACACCCCTCGTTGGGTTGTGGACGAACTCGGCCCGTTTGACCTTGATCCATGTGCGCCTATGCAACCTCCATACGAGATTGCGCCGTTGTCGTTCAATAAGGAGCAGGATGGATTGAGTCAGACGTGGCCGGACGCTGCTGTTGTGTTTATGAATCCACCTTATAGCCGTCCGCTGCTGCGTCCGTTTGTTGAGAAGCTGGCAGAGCATGGCAATGGTATCGCATTGCTGAAGAATCAGGTGGATAATCTGCTGTTCCAGGAAGTCGTTTTTGCTCGTGCCACCTCAATGCTCTTCATGCGTCATTGCATCAAGTTCATTACACCTGATGGCACCACCGGCTCCCCGTTCTTTGGCTCGGTGCTTGTGGCTTTTGGCCATGAATGTGACCGCCGCTTGCGCCGATCTTCCATCCCAGGAAAGTATGTTGTATTAAATATGTAATTGTATTAACAAAATTGTTTTAATTATGGAAGCATTTGATTTTATCAAAAAAGAGTTGCCAGATGTATTACTGGCTAAATTGGATTTTGACGTAGTTCTTTCAAAGCGTCAAGTGGTCGAGAAAATCTCGGCATTGGAGCCTACTTTTGGAGGCATGGCCGTCCATTACGAAAACCATGGGCGTAGAGTAGAAATTATTTGGAGCAAGGCACTCCAGGAGAAATGGGCCGACCGCCTGAATGCTGGTCAAAAGGTGCGTTACATTCAAAAGAATAGCAAAGGACAGGTTATGAAATCCCAATGCCGTGATGGTGTTCTTTCTGAGTCCGGCGTTTTCTGGGTTGGTACTGACCGCTGCGTTTGTGCAGATTTTGGCGAAGGCTCTGAAACATACGATATTATTCATATAGAACCCATTGAGTAATTATGCCCTACGGAGTATGTAAGATTTGTGGATGCACAGACAATGATCCGTGTCACAATCCGGCGCACGGTAATTGCTGGTGGGTGGATGATTCCCATGAGCTGTGCAGCCATTGTGCTGATAAGACGATTGCGGATGATCCTGCAACTCAGCATTGCATCAACAGCAAGGGCTTTGACCCCTACCCTGGCATTGAGCGTAAAGACCTTGCATCCCTCGGCTGTCCTTTTCCTGATGATACTGGAGATATGTGTAGTGAATGCTCTCACATGAGTTTTTCCAGCGTGTTTACAGGAGAATGTGATTTAGGTATAAAAATTAGATAATTTAAGAATATCAGGTAATGAATAGATATATTTGTCGTGCAAAGGCCGTTGAAGATGGCCGCTGGGTGCAAGGTGAGCCGCATATCATGTCCTTACAACCACATATCCATGTTTCACCTTTGGAGTCTGTCAGGATAGATCCTAATACGCTTGGAAGGTTTACAGAATGGCGTGATAAGAACGGTAAGCCTATCTTTGAGGGTGATATCCTGTCACTAATACTTCCTGATGGTAGTGGCCGTTTGTTTATCGTAGAATGGCAACGTCAGATTAGACATTTGGAGTCTTTGAAAGACTTTGAACCAGACGGTAATCCCGTAGAGATTAGCGGATGGTGTTTCACCTGGGGTAAGCATCGACTATTGCCATCGTATATCGGCGAGGTGCCCGACTATAAGCGTATGGAGATCGTCGGCAATATACATGATAACAGTGACATGCTGACTGATGAAAACGAGGCTAAGATTACTGGTCAGCGTGAACTCATCGGTAATACTTGCTGTCTCTCAAACAAACCTGGTGTGCAGGTGTTCATGTATGACCTGAAGGATAACAATGGCAGTTGGTTGGCCCGTTGTTTCCTCACTTCTGATGGTGTCTATATGTCCTACTCTGAATGGGGTAATTTCTTCCACTACTTTACGGCTCCTGGTAAGGATGGTATTCGTAAGTTTATGCTTGGTATTAGCGACGGCTACTTTGCCAACAAACTCTGTGAAGTGGAATGGAATACGGCACCGACAAAGGTAGCTGCTGCTGCAAAGCGTCATGCAAAGTATGTCCTGCCGGTACTCCAGCAGGCTATTCGTGAACAGTTGGAACAGGAAGGGTGACTATATGGTAGAAGTATCTCACGAATGATGGATCAACTGGCTTATATAACGGTAATATATGGTATTGTAATTCCGACAATCATAGTTCTGGTATTTTATGTTTGTAGAATTGCATGGGCCGCAAAACATGGAAAGCGTCTTTATAGTGGGCATTTCCGAGATCTCTTTATCGCTTGCTTGCCGATGATGAGCTTTATGGTTGCTATGATTATCGTGTTGGAAGGATTGAATTTAGTGCAAGATTTTTTATGTAAAATATTAAAAGGTAATCCGATTATGACAAATTTAGATGAAATGGCCGAGAAATATCTTGGTGCAGTAGAGACTCAGAAAAAGAGTGAAAATGAAAATTTCGATGGTACTTATAATCGTGGTGACATGGAAACATGTTACGTTGTAGGTGCCCAGGATGCAGCCAGACTGCAAGAGGGACAGACAGGTTCTTTCGGGCAGGCTATTGGCTCATTGAAGAATGGCTTTTTAGTGCGCCGCCAGGGATGGAATGGTAAGGGTATGTTTCTGTTCATGCGTCCAGCTGATATGCTGTCTGATGATTTCATCGTTGACACAGTGAAGTCCCTACCTTACAACTTCAAACAATGGGTAAAGAACCATCCCAATGAGCGTAAGGAGCGTTTCTTCACACAGTATATCTGTATGAAAGCTGCTGATGGCTCTGTAGTGAATGGTTGGCTGGCATCGCAGACAGATATGTTATCAGATGATTGGGAATTGGTCAATCCTGAAGAATAATATCTTTGAAGTAGATTCATGTTAAAAACAAAAAAATGATGAAATATCCGTATTCCCCCCCCCCCCTAAAACTACCCTGAGGCCTAACGGCCCGCGCTCCCTTATGTTCCATGTTGATATAATGCTCGATGGTGGTACGCGATCTTA